AAACTGAATCATTATCAGGTAACGCGGGAATTTCCGATTGAACAAAGATTACACTCACTTTCAGAACTTGTAAAGCTAATAAGTGATGAGCCACAGGAAAATAATCCTTAAACAGACACAATCCCCTGGGGATGTGCTGACTATGAGTAGGGCAGTTGCGGATTTAAAAATGTCTTATCCAGAGTATGAGATTGACGTTAGATCGCCCTGTCCGGCTATATGGGAAAATAATCCGCATCTGACAAAACTCGATGAGGGGGCCGAAGATGTTGAGGTTTTCAATATCGAATACGGAAGAGATGGAAGCGGCATTCATGAGTCTGGTTGGAAAGGCCAGCATTGGACAGATGCCTATAGAGAAGATATTGAAAATCAGTTGGGGGTAACGATAGTCAAAACAGGGATTTGGCCTGAACTTTATATATCGGAAAAAGAAAAGCACTGGATAAATCAAGTAGAAACAGAGTTCAGCTGGCATGGGGGTTTTTGGTTACTCAATGCAGGCCACAAGCCGGATAATGAATTGAAGCAATATCACCGATGGCAGGAATTTGTTGATCTTTTCAATGACCATTTTAAGGGTAGTATCCGGCTTGTTCAGGTGGGCCATAAGAGCCATGTGCATCCAGAATTAAATGGAGCCTACAATCTCATAGGAAAAACCGATTTAAGGCAATTTATCCGGCTTTGCTGGTGGGCACACGGTACGGTAGGGCCCCTATCATTTCAACTAGTAATGGCTGCGGCCTTTAAAAAACCTCACGTAGTAGTTGCAGCAGGCAAAGAAGGTATCCGGTGGCACATATACCCTAATGGAAGATACCTTCATACGCTGGGAGCTCTTAAATGCTGTCACTATGATGGGTGCTGGAAGGGCGGCAAATATGGTGATTGTGTGGATAGGGTATATGAAATTCCACGATGTTTTTGCCTAATCAAACCGCAAATAATACTGGATGCAGTAACGAGTTATTATGAAGGGGGAATTCTTGGACTCGAAAGAGGTATATAACGCAGTTGCTCACGATAAAGGCAAAAGCCTGCGCGAGAAAGAATGCAAATGGCTAATAGAATTCTGTTTTAAGTTTCAACCCAAAGTGGTTCTTGATGTGGGAACTGGTTGGGGTGTAACCGGCAGGATTTTTTCACTGACAGCCGATCGGGTTTACAGTATTGATAAGGCGATTAGTGGCTATGCTCGCCAACAAATTGCAGAACATGGAAATCCTGAACGAATTACTTTTATTCAATCCGTTTCTATGGATGCTGTTTTACCGATAGAACCCCACTCAGCGGATTTATTGTTTATAGATGCGGGGCATCCTACGCTTTATGTGATAGCTGATTTCCTGAAATTTTCCAGATACGTGAGGGATGGGGGCATTATCTGTTTCCACGATTGTGACCGTAGGGATGTTTTAAATGCACTAGAAATAATACAAGGGCAGGACCCGAAACTGCAAGAAGGATACGCCCTGAATCTCATTGATGTAGTGGATATTACGCGTGCGTATTATTGGAATCTGGAACCTCAGTTTAAGTCGGTAGATATTAACAGAGTACACCCAGAGAAAGCAAAATGAAACTATATCTCCCTTGGGTCGCTGAATTTGGTTCGGAACTGCTTAAGCATGTCCCGATGATCTATGCCGACAAAGAGGAAAAGATTGTTTGTTATGAGGAAGGGAAGGATTGTCTTTATCCCAATGCAGAGCATCGGCATACAATTCCAAGGATAAACGAGAGCATTCGCAATACAGCTGTATCTCTCAATCAAGATGAAATATGGAGTGCGATCAAAGAACAATATGGACCAGGGTATCAATATATCACACCATCTACAGCCTATAATATTAGGACAGCACAGTTCTTTGTGCCAGAAACACGGGATTATGATTTTGAAACTGATGTTGTTGTTTTCCCCCGCTGGCGGCATACCTGTGTTCGGAAAAATTGGGATAAATGGCCCGGCCTGATTGAGATGATACAAGCCGAGGGACATAGAGTATTTTCCGGTGGTGCAGGAGATATGAGTTTTAAGGCGAAATGTCCCGCCGCGAAAGATTACGACAATGAACTTGAGGCGTCAATTTGGGCCATTAAGCATAGCAAACTCAGAATCGGTATTAACAGTGCGTTACCGATACTTTCTCTCATGTGTGGGATGAAACCCTGGATTTTAACCAATGAACAGACTGCTCATTGCATACAGAATAGACCGGGAGATTTTATAAATTGGACTTATTATTATGCCGCAGATCATCTCACAGTCCGGTGGAAAATATTGCCATACCTAGAGGAACCCAAAAAGATTATTAGAGAGGTAAATGAGTGGATGCTAAGTGTGCCATAGTGGTGCCAGTTTCTCAGAATTATGAAATTGGTCTAAGAGTGTTTCTAAAGAGCTTCTTGGAGTATCACCAGAGAGAAGATATTGGCATTGTCCTTTTAAATTATGATTTGCCTGATAATTGGCTTATGGATCTACCTCTTGAAATAGAAATCATTCAACTTGATAGATCAAAACCCCCGCAAATGATCTGCAAATTAGAAGGCTATCGTTATGCTGGCCAGATGGACCGCGTGACTATGCTTGCTGATGCAGATAGCTTTTTTTGCGGAAACGTTAAGCACTTATTCGATATTGCAAGTCTCGGCTATATCATGGGAAGCGCAAATGGGCAAAATCTTATTTTCCAGAAAGATTACGAAGAACATACAGGAATCAAAGGAATAGCGGGAAAAGTTAATCACAGAACAATAGCGGCCCCCCTAGTGATAGATCCTAAAGAACATGGGCACCTCTTTGTGGAAGCGGTAGAGACATGGGAAAACATCGGTCAGCATCATGGCACATCTATCTGGATGTTATTCAATGCGATGGTAGCGAAGCATAATAAAGTTGATAAGGTGATATCTTTTCCGGCCCAGCAGTTGACGAATCTCCACCAGAAGATGCTCAAACAGGGAACGAGAGTGCGGAAGGTCGATGGTAAATTAATGACTGAAGATGGCCTTCAGGTGCTTATGGTTCATGATAAATGGTGGAAGCAGAATTTTCTTGATGGCCTTATGACAATGGGCGAACGATATTCAAACAGTTTAAGCACACACAACTACCTTGCTCAATGGAAAGCGAGCAGGGATTTAATAAAAGAAGAATTTGAGAGGTATCTCATATGATTACTTTCATAAAAGATCCCCATGAAGTCCTTGATTATGGGTTTGATTGGAACGATACCGATAATGGGGGGCCCTGGCTGGAAACAGGGGATACGATTAGCACAAGCACCTGGAAAGTACCCGCTGGAATAACAATGGATTCAGAAACCGAAACAACTACAACGACAACTATCTGGCTTTCGGGTGGCACGGTAGGGGCTGTTTATAGAATAACAAATAGAATTGTAACCGTCGGTGGCCGGACAGCTGATCGCTCATTTTACATAAGGATAGCAAATAAATGATAGCTACAAGAACAGTAAATCCGTATACCGAGCCCGTGACCTTGGATGAAGTTAAAGATCATCTGAGAATCGAACATACAGACCATGATAGTCAATTATTGGGACTTATCACGGCAAGCCGCGATTGGGTTGAATCCTATACGAATAGGGCTTTGGTGCAGCAGACTTGGAAATACTATCTTCAAGATTGCCCTTCGGGGGATGAATTTGAATTGCCTTTTCCGCCTCTACAATCGGTGACATCAATCAAATACACCGATTCAGATGATACTGAAACGGAATGGAGTGATACAGAATATGAAGTTGATACCGATTCAGAACCAGGGCGGGTTATTTTGGCTTATGGTTATACATGGCCCTCGACCACATTGCACCCCAAAAACCCGATTAAAGTTGAATATATAGCCGGGTATGATAGTGAGGGCAGCCCAGCCGATTATCGTGTGAATATTCCCGAGGCCATCAAGAATGCCATAAAGCTGGATATAGAAATCCGTTATGATAGGCCGAATGATGCCTATTTGAAGGTATTACAGAGTGCACGAGATAGCATACTTGCACCCTATAGAATATGGAGTTTTTAACGAAAGGAGAAAACCGATATGTCAACAATTACACTAGCCAGCCAGTTCAGCACCCGCAATCTGAAAGAGATGGTGCTTTGGGAAACCGTCACTTGCGGCGATACCGGGTCTGTTTACGATGTTCCTAATTGGGCAAACTCGCTCACGGTTCAAGTACACGGAACTTTTACGGATGATGCTTCACCGGCAAATACTGCAACCTTGACCATGCAGGGTAGTAATGATGGCGCCAATTGGGCAACGCTTCACGCCGATGATGGGAATGATGTCACGTTTACCGCTGCGGGTATGGAAATTATTGCCGAATTGCCTGCGTATATCAGGCCGAGTCTCAATCAAACTTCCGGTGGTGATGTCGATGTTTATCTGTTTGTGAGGAAAGCATAGTGGCTAAATCGGGCCGCATGGACAAGAAGATCACGATTCAATACTGGGTGGATGATTCCCCCGCCCAAGATGCCTATGGTGCGCCTTCCGGAACCTGGACAACATATGCAGTGCGATGGGCCGAGAAGATAGATAAGGGCGGCAGGGAGTTCTTTACAGGTGGCCTTGTCGGTGAGGCAACCTGCATGTTCAAAATACGTTGGGTGGATGGTCTGACAACGAAAATGCGAATCAGTTACGATAGCGAGTATTACGATATCATCGGCATTGCTGAATTAGGCCGGCAGGATACGCATGAGATAACGGCAAAGGTGCAATCGTAATGGCGAATACAACCGATTTTAAAATCGAAGGCGGGGAAATGCTTATGAAGCTCTTAAAAGATTTCCCGCATAAGATTCAAGAGACCGTTTTGGACAGTGCGGTAAGTGCTGGGGCAAATGTAATCAAAAAGGAAGCACGGAATAACATCAAGCAGAATGGTTCTATCCGTACAGGTAGGCTTTATAATTCGCTGAAAACGGCAAAAGTCAAAGGGATTCATGGTGTCTATCGTATCTTCACACAACGGGGATATGCTCGAGGTGGTCAGTCGGCTCCGCATGCCCATTTGGTTGAATTCGGAACCGCACCCCGTAAACTGAAAGAGCCTCATTACGTGCAAATCAACGGCAATTGGGTATGGGTGGAATATACGGGCTCCATGCCAGCAAAGCCGTTTTTTAGGCCAGCCTTAGATGAGCATAAACCAGAAACGCTAAAGGCTATGGCGCTCCGCATGGCAAAACGCATGGATAAGGAAGCCGAGAAGATGAGCCGTTCTTATAGAACCTTGAGCAAGAGCTACAGGAGACGACTTGCAGCATAATGAACTATCAGAGCACCGTTGCCCCTACTGCAACAGGTTATTGTATCGGGGGGATATTATCGAGATTCAGATTAAGTGTCCTCGATGCAAACATATTATCCATTGGGAATTCTTGGATTTAAAAAAGGCAGTTAATGACTATCGAAAAAGACATCTATTACAAGCTCAAAAATGATGCGGATATAGCGGCTTTGGTAAGCACCAGGATTTACCCTCTGAAGTTGCCCCAGGGCTGGACATTACCAGCCATAACATACCAGAGGGTATCGGGAGCAAGAGCGCATTGTCTTGGTGGTCCAAGCGGTAGGGCACGCCCCCGTTTTCAAATTGATTGCTGGGATGATGACTATGAGGACGTAAAGGATTTAGCCAATAAGGTGCGTCTATGTCTCGATGGATTTAAGGGCGATATTAACACTGAATCAGATGTGGGCGGGATAATCCTAGAAGCAGATAGAGATATTTGGGAAGAAAGCATTGATGTTTATCGAATATCAATGGACTTTATAATACCTCATTTTGAGGCAACTTCTTAAACGGGAGATTTTTAAACAATAACAATTTGGGCTAACGCTAACTGACCGGCCAGTCTGTTAGTGTGACGCAAGGCAAACTAAGCGGGCAATATGGGTGCCCATATCATCCATATCTGCCCGCTTTTTTTGTGCCCAAAAGACAAGAAGGAGATAGACAATGGCAAGAGTAGATTCACAAGGCTTGTATTTGCAAGCAGGAGATGGGGCAAGCCCTGAGAGTTTCAATACTATCGGGGAAATATGCGATATGCCCCCATTTGTGGCCGAAAAGAATGAGCGAGATCAAACCTGTTTAGACAGTACCGTTAGAGAATATGGTGCCGGATTGCCCGATTACCCTACGGTTAGTCTAACAATGTTCTGGGATCCCGATGATACTTATCAGAATGCTCTCTATACTGCATACGTGAATGAGACTGATGATAATTATCAAGTTCTTTGCCCTGATTCACCGGCAACAACTTGGCCTTTTTCAGCTAAAATTATTGGTTTCACAACCCCTTATGGTGGTGTTGATTCTGATCTGCAATGGGATGTGACCTTT